GGAGATGGCATTGTGCAGAACAATAATCTTACCGATACATTTGCGGTTGTTTCCAAAAACACAACCTTCCAAGCGGGAACGGATGGGAGTGCTGCGATATTGTGTGATGACTTTGCAGTCACTAAAGCGGACACACTCTATCTCGGCAATTACGAGATGTATCCATCCTTCTTGAGTGGTGGTGCAGTTCGTACGGAGACAACAAATTACAATGTCACCAAAGACGATTGGTTGGTTTTGTGTGATGGAACGGCTGGAGGATTTACGGTGACTCTTCCCGATCCATCAGGATTGAGCGGTAAACATTGGGTATTTCTCAAAACAAATTCAGCACATTCAATCACGATTGACACGGCAACTGCTGCGACAATCAACGGAGCAGACACGGAGGTCATCAACAACCACTACGAGAAGAAATGGGTTGTGTGTGATGGAACAAATTTCTACATAATAGGTAACGGATAAGATATGGCACTAACGGCAGCGATAGACCTAACGGTCAAAAAACCTGACTTCAAGTCAATGAAGTCGGAGATTAAGGAACTAACCATCCAAGCACAACAGGCGGTGATGGAGTTTGGCGAGTTTTCTCCTGAAGCCATCAAGGCAGAGAAGGCACTTGCACAAGCTCGTGACCGAATGGAGGATTTTAACGACCGAGTTGCAGCAGTAAACCCCGACAAGTTTGCTCAAATTAACACGGTTGTTCAAGGAGTTGCTCGTGGATTCCAAGCAGCACAAGGGGCAATGGCTCTATTCGGTAGTGAAAGCGAGGACTTGCAAAAGACAATGGTCAAGTTGCAAGGTGCGATGGCATTGGCTGAAGGACTTGAGGGACTTGGAAAGGTTCAACAACAATTCTCCGCTATCGCTGGGAACATCAAGGGCAATGTGTTAAAAGCTTTCCAAGCATTAGGCAAAATGTCAACCCTTGCCTTCGGTGCAATCGGTATTGCTTTGACCTTAATCATTGCCAACTTTGACAAGTTAAAAAATGCAATTTTAGGATTGATACCCGGTTTGAAAACTATTGCCAATTTTGTCGGCAATTTGGTTCAGCGATTTACCGATTTTGTTGGAATTACTTCGGCAGCGGAAAGGGCATTGGACAAGTTAAACAAGACAACCGAAAAAAGCAATGAGCAACTTGACAGAGAGATTGCATTGCTACAAGCAAGAGGTGACCAAGTTGGTGTGTTTAACAAGCAACGCCAAAAGTTAGAGAATGACCTTGCAAAAGCACGAGCAAACTACGGCAAAAACAATGAGGAGAATTGGGGCAAGATTATCCTTGACACCAAGAACGCATTAGAGGTGTTAAAAATTGAAGAGCAGAATTTCAACAAAGACCAAGCCAAAGCAAGAAAAGATGCAAATGATGCAAGAGCAAAAGAAGCCAAAGAAGCGAATGACCGGTTGAACGCAGAAAATCTCAAGAAAGAAGAAAAATACTTTGAGGGACTTGAGGGTATACAAAGAAAGGGAATCACGACCGCATCACTTCTACGCTATCAAGCAAGAACCGAAGCGGATGACTTAATTGACAAAGCACGAGCGGATGAGGCAGCAAAAGTCAAAAAAGCAGCGGACGAAGAGATACTTGCTGCAAAACAAGTATATGATGCCAAGATAGGATTTGCACGAGCAACGGTGGATGGGTTGAGTTCATTGAATACAATCCTGACAACCGAAGAAAAGAAGCGTGAACAAATCGCCAAAGGTATTGCATTGGTAGAGATTGCAATTGATAGTGCAGTTGCGTTCTCAAGTTTGAACGCTGAATCTGCAAAAGCATCTGCACAGGCAGCGTCTATACTTGGACCTGCAACTCCCATCTTCACCGCTGCATACTATGCACAAGGTGTGGCAAGGATTTTGGCGAATGTCGCAAGAGCAAAACAATTGTTGTCGGGAGGTAGTGCATCCAAAGGAGGCAGTCAACCACAAACCACAAACATTCAAGGCATTCAGCAAAGTGTTCCACAGGTATCGTCTACATTGCCACAAGTCAGCGGATTTGAGCAGAGAGTATTTGTGACCGAAGGGGACATTTCACGCACACAAGCAAGAGTCGGAAACACCAAAAGAGTGTCCGTTGTAAAATAACGCTATTTGAATACGATGAAACTACCAGTTTACAAATTAGACATCAACGAATGGGACGAAGAGACCGGGATTGAGTTTGTCTCTCTCGTGGAATCTCCAGCGATACAAAAGGACTTTCTTGCATTTAGCGAAACACCTATCAAGTTTGCCATCCAAGACGAGGACAAGAGAATCGTTACTGGAGCAGCGATGATTGCCGACCTACCCATCTATCGCAGAGACGATGTGCGTGGTGAATACTATGTGGTATTTGACAAGGAGAGCATCTTCAAGATTGCAAAGAAATGGGCAAGGGGCAACAAGTACGATGCAGTCAACACTCATCACCGCACACCCATAATGGATGGTGTGAGCTTGTTTGAATCATACATCATTGACCGAGAGAGAGGCGTGATGCCACCGAAGGGATTTGAGGAGGTTGCTGACGGATCGTGGTTTGTTTCCTACCTTGTAGACAATGACGATGTGTGGGCAAGAGTCAAAGAGGGTGAGTTCAAAGGGTTCTCGGTTGAGGGCGTTTTTGATTTCCCTGAAGAGAAAGACGAACAAATACTTGAGGCATTGAAAGAAGTCCTTTCCAAGTGGAATGGCAAGTAATGTCACAATAATATACGAATGCTATTTGTATATATGGAGACATACAAAATAATACCAAGTTTGCCTGTTTATGAAATTTCACAAAATGGCAATGTGCGAAGAGTTGGTTCAATTGACAATTTAAAACCTTGCTTAACAAGTGGGTATCCTTCAGTTTCATTATGGGTCAAAGGGAAACAATATAGAAGATATGTGCATCGCTTAATGGGGGAAGCTTATTTAGGGGATTGCAAATCATTTCAAATCAACCATATTGATAGCAACAGATTGAATAACAATTTAAACAATCTTGAAATTGTAACAAGTTCAGGAAATAACCATCACGCATACAAAAGCGGATTGAGATATGTGACAACAAAACAAAAGAATGCGTTATTGAAGAATGTATCAAAAGAAGTAGTTGATTTAGAAACAGGCACAATCTATCCATCATTGTCTTTGGCTTGTACTATTACAAACACTAACTACAATGCGACACGCAAACGCATAATGAGAAAGAGCAAGAACATCCGTTTCCAGTACACAAATTGCAACACTTGAAATAAAACTCTAATTTATACCAAATGAACTCAAAAGAAGTATTAACCGAAATTAGGTCTTTGTTGGGATTCTCAACTGAAGAACCTACTACTTCCGTAGAAATGGCTACGGCTACATTAACTGACGGAAGTGTTATTGAATACGAAGGCGAATTGGCGGTAGGAACTGCCATCTTCGTTCAAACTGCCGAAGGCAACATTCCAGCACCTGATGCAACTCACGAAGTTGAAGGTGGATTGTTGGTTACAACTGAAGGTGGTTTCGTTACTGAAATCGTTGAACCCGAAGTTGAGATTGAAATTGAAGCCGAAGAGTTCGCAACCGTATCTGCATTCAACGACACCGTTTCCAAGTTGGAATCTGCCATCGCTGAATTGTCTGCAAAGGTTGAGTCATTGACTGCATCAAACATCAAGCACAAAGAAGCTATGAGCAAAGCAATTGACCTGATTGAAAAGGTTGCTGACTTGCCAAGCGAAGAACCCTTGAAAGCTCCTGTATCTACAAAAAAGAACGACCGCTTTGAAGCACTTAAAAAATTCAAAAACTCTATAAACAAATAAAACTATGTCATTTTCAGTAGGATCACTCGCTAACTACACCAACGAACAGTCAACTGATTTGTTGGTTAAAGCATTGTTCGGAAGCAAAACTTCTTCAACTTTGCAATCTGCTAACCAAGTTCAGGTAGGTGTTAAATCAGCATCTGCTTTGAACATCCTTGCATCAACCGTTTTCTTCCAAGCCGATGGTTGTGGTTACAACCCATCAGGTACAACTGCCTTCACTCAACGCAATATCACCGTTGGTGCTGTAAAAGTTGAAGAAACTTTGTGTCCAAAAACTTTGGAAGCCAAATGGATGCAAACCCAAATTATGCCCGGTTCACCAACAATGGTTCCCTTTGAAGAGCAAATCGGTGCTGAAAAAGCTGCCGTAATTGCACAAACTTTGGAAACTGCAATGTGGCAAGGTGACACCGCAAGTGGTAACCCTAACTTGAGCCGTTTTGATGGTTTCAACAAAATCATCGCTGCTGCGTCTCCAGTATTGGCGAACTCTGCTCCAACCACTTTCACTTCAATCACCGCTGCAAACATTGATGACATCTTGGATCAAGTGTATGCTAACATCCCTGCTGCCGTTGCAGAGAAGGATGACTTGGTTTGCTTCTTGGGAATTGATGCCTACAAGTTGATGTTGGTTAACTTGAAGAACGCTAACTTGTTCCATTATGTTGCAGATGCTGCACAAACTATGGAAATGGTTTATCCCGGTACAAATATGAAGTTGATTGCCGTAGGTGGTTTGAATGGAACAAGCAAGATTGTTGCTGGTTCTTTGTCAAACTTCTTTATGGGAACTGACTTGATTGACGAGCAAGAAGAAGTGAAGATGTGGTACTCTATTGATAACGATGAAGTACGAGTTCGTTTCACTTTCAAAGCTGGTGTTCAGGTTGCTTTCCCCGGAGAAATCGTTTACTTCACCCTTTAATCCATTAAGATATGCCTTGTTTACTTACTTCAGGATTCGCCCTTGACTGCAAAGATGCAGTAGGTGGCATCAAAAGCATCCATTTGATTAACTGGGCAACTTCAGGATTCACCGTTGCAAGTGGAGAAGTTACCGCAACAAGCGTTGCAAGTGGTAGCGTGTATACTTACGAACTTCCCAAAGCAACTGGATCACTTGTAATCACCACAAATGTGAGTGTTGAGAATGGCACATCCTTCAATCAGTCGGATGTTGCTTTCAAACTTCGCAGATTGTCAACCACCAAAAGAAATGAAATGAAATTGTTGGCACAAGGCAGATGTTTCTGCATCGTGAAAAACAACAACGATGAGTATTTCTTGGTCGGTAAGGAGTACGGATGTGATGTGACCGCTATGGTTGCAAACACCGGTACTGCGATGGGTGATTCAAATGGATATGAGGTTACCTTGTCAGCGATTGAAGCGGAAGCACCTTACAAATTGCAGAGTTCAGTTGTTACCAGTTTAGGTATCTAATTGGTTCTTGATTCATAGGAGAAAGAGGGAGGGCAAATGCTCTCCCTTTTTTGTTACATAAATTTCGCATCGCTATTTTGTAGAGATGTTGGTAATTGAAAAAGCAGAATCAAAGAATTGGTATTTAACGCTGACCGAAAAAGTCACGATTGCCAATCCATATTTTTTGTTTGCGTTCACACATCGTTTGAGTAACGAGCTTACAACCGTCATTTTGTCGGACATTTCAACTCACCCTGAACGATACAATGAATTTGCAGTTGTAGAGGGTAGCACCTTCACACTTGATGCGGGGGAATTTGAATACCAAGTATATGCT